ATTTTGAGATTGAGGGGCAGTGGGAGCTAATCAGAAATGAAAGAGATAAGCTTCTAGCAGAAACAGATTTTATTGTTCTTAAGTCATATGAGGCTAGAGTTCCTGTTCCAGAAGAATACGTCATATACCGCCAGGAACTTAGAGATATCCCTCAGTCACAAACAGACCCATATAATATTGTTTGGCCAGAGCTATATCCAGAATCATAAAGACAAAATAGTGTATAATTAATACTGAAGGAGTTTGTATGGCATTAGACTTTCCCAGTTCACCTAGCGATGGTGACACATATGATAATTTTTATTGGGATGCAACAGCTGGCATTTGGAGACGACAGCTAACCATTACAGAGTTCAACGATCTTTCCGATGTTACCGTTCCAACCCCATCTGATGGAGATTTTCTAGTATATGATAATGCCAGTGGAAATTGGGTAAATGAAACAATTACCTACTCTTATGACATAAATGATCTAACAAGCCTTGATAGCTCTAGTATTATTTCTGCACCAAACTATGATATTGATGTAACAACATCTAGCAGCCCAGGAACTTTAAACCTTGACTTCTCCTCAGACACTGGCTTGTATACCGTTTCAATTGATGAAGCCTTAACTATCACTGGAAGTAACTATATTGCTGGTGGAATCAAAACACTAAGAATTGTTAACACTGGTGCATCAGACAGAACATTCTCATACCCAGCAAACTGGACATTTGTTGGCATTATCCCGACATCAATTACCGCTGGGAAAACTGGTATCTTAACAGTTACATCATTCACCACATCAGATACGGGATGCGTAGCAGCATACATTGAGGAGCTATAATGCCTCTTCATGGATTTAGAAGCCCTGCATCACTAGGTTTGGTTTGGGAGCCAATACAGGCCACTGGTGGAACAGTAAGCACTTACACTGGCTCTACTGGAATAACTTGGAAAGTGCATACTTTTACTACAGTTGGAAGCTCAACTTTTACCGTTACTGATCCTGGAACTACTGGAGAGGTTCAGTATCTTATTGTCGCTGGTGGTGGTGGTAGCGGTGCTTCTAAAGATGACGTTACTTTAGCTGGTGGTGGTGGTGGAGGAGGATTTAGGTCAAATGCACAGGGAACAGATTCTGGCGACCATGGTTCTGGTGGTGGTGCTTCTGCTGAGTCAAGAATGTTTTTGACATCTGGAAGCTATACCGTAACAGTGGGTGATGGTGGTGCTGGTGGTAGTGGTGGAACTGGTGGTGGTTCTAATGGAGAAAACTCATCATTTAATGGAAAAACCAGCCAAGGCGGTGGTGGTAGAACATCATACTTTACTAAGCCTGCAAACTCTGGTGGTTCTGGTGGTGGAACTGGTAATGGTAGTACTGGAACTGCTGGTGGAGATGGAACTGCTGGGCAGGGGTATGCTGGTGGTGCTTCTGGACCATATGGAACGTCTCAGGGTGGTGCTGGAGGTGGGGGTGGTGCTGCTGCTGCTGGTGCTGATGCTGCAACTAATGATGGTGGTGATGGCGGAGTTGGACAGTTTAACCGCATACCAACTGGAACAAACGTAAGGTATGGTGGCGGTGGCGGTGGGTCTGGTAGACTGACTGCTGGTGCTGGTGGCTTTGGTGGTGGCGCAGCTGGTAGGACTGGAATAAACAGCGGTATTGCTGGAACAGATGGTCGTGGTGGCGGTGCTGGTGGATCAGCATACTTCTCAACAGCGGCAGGTTCCAAAGGTGGTGCAGCTGGCGGTTCTGGAATTGTTTCAATTAGATATATACTAAGTTACGGGTAGATATGAAAGTAAAAATAAATTTTGATACTATCAATAAAGATTGGAACATAGATACGTCTATGGTTGACCCATATGATGACTATGTTGACTTTTATTTTAATTTTAAACAAAATGGTTCTGAAGAAGTTGAGTTCGATAATCTAAAGTTTGGGTATGCTATTTCTTTTGACGGTATACCTTTCGGTGGCGAGGAATATCCAAAGAATACTATGCAATATATTGCTACAGATCAAACTTATTTAGAAATATCAAGAGTATTTGGTTTCAGACCTAATAGAACATATTATATAGATGCTTGGGCAGAAAATGCTGGAGAATCATTTTCAGAAATTTTGCCGCTAGAGGTTCCAATACCAGAACAACCATATCTGTCCTGGACATGGAATGATGATGCTGCAGAATGGCAGCCACCATTCCCACCACCAGATGATGGAAATATGTATCAGTGGATAGAAGAAACGCAATCCTGGACTCTTGTTGTGATAGACTAGCTCTATGACTAAAAAGGGTATGAAAGTCGCAGTATATACCATTGCGCTAAACGAAGAACAGTTTATTGAACGTTGGTATGAGTCAGCTAAAGATGCTGACTATCTTTTAATTGCTGATACTGGCAGCACAGATGATGCATTGCTTACCGCTGCTAAGTATGGTATAGAGGTTGCTTCTATTCTTGTCAGACCTTGGCGTTTTGATAATGCTCGTAATGCTGCTCTAGCATTGTTGCCAGAAGATATTGACTACTGCATTGCTTTGGATATGGATGAAGTGCTACTTCCTGGCTGGAGAAAACATTTAGAAAAAGCTCATAAAGAAGGTGCTACTCGCCCACGGTATCAATATACATGGTCTTGGAAAGATGAAAAAGAAACTATCCCTGGACTACAATATGGCGGAGATAAGATTCATTCTAGATTTGGATACCGTTGGAAACATCCAGTTCATGAAGTATTAACTACAGACAGAATTGAAGAGAAGCAGAGCTGGGTAGATTTAGAGATACATCATCACCCAGATAGCACAAAGTCACGTGGACAGTATATGCCACTACTCAGGTTGGCAGTAGAAGAAGATCCACTAGATGATCGTAACGCACACTATTATGCTAGAGAGCTTTTCTTTCATTTTCAATTTGAAGAAGCAAAGAAAGAATTTATTAGGCACCTTTCGTTACCCCGATCTACTTGGAAGCCAGAGCGTTCAGCGTCTATGAGATACATTGCTAAATGTAGCACTGGGCAGGAAAAGGAAGACTGGTTCATAAAAGCAGTTGAGGAGACACCAGATAGAAGAGAGCCAATAGTTGATTTAGCAAGATTCTATTATGAAAATCAAAAATGGGAAGAATGCCTAAAGTATTCTGAAATGGCATTAGCTATTAAAGAGCGACCATTAGAATATTTGTGTGAAGAGGATGCTTGGGGAGACCTTCCATATGATTTGGCTGCTATTTCTGCTTATGCCGTCGGGGAATACGATAAAGCATTAGAATATGGAATAGAAGCATCTAAACTTAATCCATCTAGCGAAAGACTAAAGTCCAATCTAGCTCATTATTCTAGCAAAGTTGTAAGCAAATAGCATGTTATAATTAGATTAGTCTTTTATGGAGGAATATATTGGCAACTAGAATTCAGCAGCGTAGAGGAACTGCAGCAGAGTGGGCTGCTGCAAACCCTGTTCTTGCTCTTGGTGAAATTGGTTATGACACAACCAATTTTAATATTCGTATCGGTGATGGTATAGCTGCGTGGAATGAATTAGAATCAATTAGTGGTCCTCAAGGAGAGATCGGAGAACAGGGTGAAGTAGGCCCACAGGGCGAGCAAGGCCCAACTGGCCCAACGGGTCCGACAGGGCCAACTGGTCCCACTGGTGCAGCAGCATTCTTTGTTTCTGCTACAGCACCTACAGCACCTAATGATGGTGATGGATGGTTTAATTCTGAAACAGCAGTAACAGCTATTTGGTATGAAGATGTTGATGGTGGCCAATGGGTAGAGGCTGGAAATAGTGGACCGACAGGTCCGACAGGACCAACAGGTGCACAGGGTATTCAAGGACCTTCTGGTGGACAAACATTTATATCAGAATCATCTCCAGCAACAGCAAATACTGGAGACCTTTGGTTAGACTCTGCTACTGGCTATCTCTATGTTTATTATCAAGACACTGATTCCTCACAATGGGTACAGGTAAACATTCCTTAATGGTATATAATATTTTAGAAGGAGTATACAGATGGCAGCATTAAACTTTCCAGCTAACCCAACAGATGGTGATATTTACGAGGGGTATGTTTGGGTAGATGCTATTGGTGCATGGCAAATCAATGATCAGACTGCTAAAATTATAAATACTGACGGTGAGGCTGGTCAAAAGATTTATGTTGGCTCTGTTGATCCAGTTTCTGGATATACTCTTTTTGCAGGGGATGTATGGATTGAGGTTCCATAATGGCATATTCTTTTGGTAATGCTAAGGTATGGAATGGTTCTGCTTGGATACCAGCACTTCCTGGATCTGCAGTTGTCGATGAGACAGCTTCTTCTTTTGATGTAGCTGTAACAACTGGTGGTTATAGATATTTAGCTTGGACATCTACTGGTGAGCATGATCTTGTTATTCAATCTCCAGGTCTTTTAGAAGTTTTAATGGTTGGCGGTGGCGGTGGTGGGTCTACTGGTGAATCTAGTGATAACTGTGGTGGTGGAGGTGGTGCTGGTGGTGTCATCAATGGAAGTTTTTTCTTTGATGCTGGAACCACTGTTGTTCGTGTAGGTGCTGGTGCTCCTGGAACATCAAACAGTGGTCTTGGTGGTGATGGGGAGTCGTCTTATATTGAGGGCCGTATCTATGCTGTAGGCGGTGGAGGTGGTGGTGGCACCCAGAACAAACAAGAGTATGGGTCTAAGGGTGGTTCTGGTGGTGGAGGTGCTTCATCTAGTAGTCGTCCAGGTGGTGACGGTATTCCTGGACAAGGTAATGCTGGTGGAACTGGATTCGGTGGTGACGGTGGTGGCGGTGGCGGTGGTGCTGGAGAAGCTGGCGGAGATGCAACTACAAACCAAGGTGGTCTTGGTGGAAATGGAACTAGTGCTTTCTCTGACTGGGGCAATGCATGTAGTGTCGGAGAGCTTATATTCCCAAGCACAAGGTGGTTTGCTGGCGGTGGCGGTGGAGGAGATAGAGACAGTGGCGCTGTTGATGGTGGTAACGGCGGCGGAGGTAGGGGAGAAACTGGCTCAACAATTCCTACAGCAGCATTAGCAAATACTGGTGGCGGAGGCGGTGGAGCAGAGGCAGCTTCTGTTGGCGGTGATGGTGGCTCTGGGGTAGTTATTTTTAGATACGCAGTCTAATCCTTTATGATAAAATAGACATGGAGAACACATGTCAAATCCTTCTAACCTTTACGCAGAACAGGTTTTTTCTGAACACCCTTTAGCCCTATGGCCTCTAGACGAGACGGTAGATTATCTTTCTATCACTACTGAAAATGCTAAAGATCTTTCAAATACTTCTTCTTGGACATATTCTAACTGTTCTGTTTCTATAGATTCTTCTCAGAGTATCCCAAATAGTTCTAAGGTTGTTTATAGCATTGTTTCTGAAGATGTTTTTTCTTTTGAGATAGAGTCTCAAGATATGGTTGACACTTATCTTAATGAAGATCTTGGAAGTGTTGCTATTGGTTTTTATTGCTACCCAAATTCGCAAAACATAGAGTCTATAGAGTTTGGATACAAGTATGATGGTGTAGGTGTTCCAAGATACACCAATAGCCTTGAGCGTGTTGAGCAGGTAACCGCTTTTAATCAAGATGGTTGGCAGTTTTTACATCATACCTTTGACTTACCAGATGTTGAGCAGATTGTATTTAATGCAGATGGTCTTTCTACTACTGCTGGACCAGCAACCAAGTTTCTTCTAGCCGATCATGGATTTTCTGATGGAGATAGAATTAAGGTCGATGCGTCTTTTGATTTGCCTTTAGCACTAAACCGATACACAGAATACTTTGTTGTGAATGCAGACGATGATACTTTTGAAATAGAAGATACCGTAGGATCTGGCGGTATAAGTTTTAATAAACCAAGATTTGGAACACTTTATGTTTTACCAGTTAAAACAATAACACCTTTTATTAGGTATAACCTTGTATATGATCAAACAATAACTACTTATGTCGGAGGGTTTGCTATAGGACAGTATGCTGAAGAATTTTTTGATACTTCTGATGGTGTCACTGCTTCAGAAATAACTTCGGTAAATATTGATAAAGAATATTATGGCCTAGAGTCTGATCTTTACGGTCTAGAAAGTTCTCCAGGATACTATCTTGCTAGAGAAAATAAGCTATTGGCAAAAAATACTAACATGCCAATGGTTTATGGATCTTCCACAGTAACATCAATAATGCCAGAGAGATTTGGCGGACCATCGATTATTCTTCCAGGTAATGGATTCTTAAATGAGTCTGGAAGATACAGAACATACACGGTAGAGTTTTGGTTAAGAATTAATCCAGACACTAGAGAGCCAAAAAGAATATTTGGTCCAATTAGTTCAGAAGATGGAATTTATGTTGATGGACCGTTTATAACAGTTAAAATAGGTGAAGGAATCCAGGCACACTATATTGGCGAATGGTATAGGCCAATGCTTATTAATCTTATTGTTTTTGAAAATGGGGCTTCTCTTGTTATTAATGGCGAGAAGGTTCTGGATGTATCTTTTGATACTTCCGAACTAGATCTTCCAGCAGAAACCAACCTGGCTGGCAAAAGTCAAGACTGGCTTGGCTTCTATTCATATGAAGAAATCAGTAAGTTTGAAATAGACTGTTTTGCAATATATTCTTACCGAGTGCCATCTGCTGTCTCAAAAAGAAGGTGGGTATATGGACAGGCAGTATCATTCCCTAATGAGCTAGCATCGTCATACTTCGGAGAATCTTTTCCAATAGACTATACCCTCTCCAACTATAGCAATAACTATACTTATCCAGATATAGCTAAATGGCAACAGGGAACTTTAGAAAACGCTTCTACTACCAACAATGTTTTATCTCCACCTTCATATTCTCTTCCAGAAATTATTTTTAACAACAAGACGGAAGACAGCTGGTATCGTGGATTGTCAAGAATAGCATCTAACGCTATCATGATGAAGCCAGATGAATCATGGGTAGATACGGATGGATATTTGTTCTTTAATAGCGTTAGTGTTCTGAATCAAAAAACAGTAGCTTTCTATGGATTATTTGAGTCTCCAATAGGATACTCTAGTTCAGAAACTTTGTTTAGGATTGAAAACAAAACAACAAAGAATTATCTTGATGCTATGACTAATACAAGATCAAACAATGTTTCTTCAATTAGTGATACTGTAATAAATTCAGTAGGCCACGGTCTTTCAACTAACGATTTGATTTCTTTCTCTGGCTCTTTACCACCTGAAATTATAGAAAATAAAGATTATCTCGTAAATGTAATTGATGACGATAGCTTCACGATATCTAACTCTAAAGACGGTGATCAGATATCAATTTCAACGATCACTGAAAACTCTGTTCAGTTTATTGCTAATACTATTCAGTATAAACTTTTTTATAATAATGTCGAAGAGCTGGTTTATGAGACACCAGCTATAACAATGGGACATTCTTTTGTTGCTGGACTTAACTTCAAAGACTTTTCGAATACGTTCGGAGGGAACGTTTCAACTTTGCTAAACAATAGGGCTGATCTAAGTCTTTACCTGGCTGGTAACAAATCATTTACAAATACATTCTCTGGATATATTTATAGAATAGGTTTTTGCACAAAGCAAAATGTTTCAGAGCTGAGCTATCTGTTTGGATCAAATGGCTTACCATTTTTAAGATACCAGTTTGATGGTGGAACTCCAGAAGAGTATATTCCAGAAGAAATAGCTAACGGTGGCTATCCATATGAAGAATACATTAACGACATTCTTTCACATAAAGCTAGCTACACTATCGGTGTAAAAGACTTTTTCGGAGAAAGATACCTAGACATAGAGACCAGTTCGTATTGGCAGGATTATATTCCTCTAAGTTATTTTGCTAAAAAGGTTAAAAATAAAAGCGGGCAAGATGAATACAGTATTGATTTTATTCAAATCAATTCTAATACCACAGTTCCAGAGACATATTTAAATGACGCATACTATACAAACGATTCGGGCATTAGAACCTACATTTCTTTTCAAACAATATCTGGTGGAGCAACACTTTCGGCTAACTCTTTCGTAAACACCCAGTCAATAGATAGGTCAAGGCTTGTTGAGCCGTCCTCTGAGTGGGTAAATACCAAGTATGAGGTCGTAAATGGTTCTATTGTTTATCTGCCACCTTCAATAGATATTGAAGACACAGCCATAGTTTTACACATTGTCATGAAGTCTGACGGCATTATAAAGAATCCAATCAAGATTAGATCCTTACAGCTGTCTTCAAGAAGTCTCGACTCATTGATCACTAATCCAATAAATACCAAGTTCGGTGAGCCTATGTATCCATACACAAGGTATGGCTTCTACTATGACTACAAAGCAAGAAATCCATATTTAATGTATAAAGATAGCACTCCGCATTTATACCTGACTAAAAATAGTGGAATAGAATTAACTGGATCTTTTGGTGACGCTGATCGTGGTATTGCGATGAGAATTAATAGAGAAAGACTTTCAGTATATGATCTTGCTGCAATACAAATGTCTGCAAAGTTTAATAGGGCAGATATCGTTGACTCCGATTTGCCACTACTAGAAGTTGACAGCAATAATCCAGATAATAAGATTAAGATTTTTATTAAGCCATCCAAACCATCTTCTGACAGATTTGTTCTATATGCTACAGATCAAAATGATGTAGAGGTTGATTCTGTAATCTTTTATTTAAATGGTAGAAGGGTGCAAGCACCAACTATTTCTGTTAATGAATGGAACATGATTGGACTAGGTTTTGCCACACCTATAAGTTTTGATGGCACGGCTGGAACCATAAATATCGTCGGACCAATCCTAATCAACAACCTAACATACTATGGTCTAGATGCCTTGCAGAGAGAAAGTATTCCAATTCTAGGAGCAAATGAATATCCTGGCGTTAACTTGGAGAATGTTTATCAATTGTTTACTGGAACCAATAAGACAATATTCAGCGATGATGTTACACTCAGACCAATTGAGTATAGATATGCAGTAAATAATAATGCTTCTTTACAGTCTGCAACCATTAAACCAGTATAGTGTGATATAATTAAACCATGAATGCTGGTAGAGAAGATCAAATTGGTAAGTCTAAGGTCACTTTTATTGATAAAGGGTATGACTGGGGTGTCTATGTGTGGAAAAGAGCTAACGGTAAGTGGTTTACTGACGGAAGTGGAAACATTTTAAACATTCCTTCCATGAAAGGCGACATTTCTAAACTTTCTGAACTAAAACAGGCAGCTGCCTACTATGGAGAGCCAGATGGAGAACCAGTTTTCTTTGCTGGGCTAAGCAGAGTAACTGACGAAGAATACAATGAGCAGCTTGATCGAATGAAAGAGGGCCTGATTCCTAACCTTAACGATCTTGGTGCAGTACATGCTGCACAGCAGACTTTGAAGACTTATGGTGACGAGGGATAGATGACTGAAGAATATATTCTTGGAGCTAGTGTTCCAGAGCAAGAACTTGCAGAAGATCTTTTTAAAAAAAGAGATCCATTCAACAAGCCATGGGAAGATCTTAAAAATCTTAATGGGCTAGAGACTAACTTTAAGAGAAGAACAAGCCGAATGGCTAAGGCATTGGAGATGCCCCCAACAGACCAATACCTAACTAACGCTAGGGCAATTGCATCTGGAAGAGACGGTGCTCAATCTAAAGAGATTAACCCTGGAGACGTATTCCGTAATGGTTACGGTATGTTTGATGTCATTACACCACCATGGAATCTATACGAGCTTGCCAATTATTACGACACTTCTTTTGCTAATCACGCAGCTATTGATGCCAAGGTAGAGAACATTGTTGGTCTTGGCTATGACTTTGAAGTATCTCAAAGAACAATGCTAAGACTAGAGGACAACCCATCTTCTGAATCTGTAGATCGTGCTCGTAAAAGAATTGAAAGAGCTAAGATTGAGCTAAGAGACTGGATTGAAAATCTTAACGATGAAGAATCGTTTACAGAAACATTAACAAAATTTTATACAGACGTACAAGCTACAGGAAACGGATATTTAGAAATTGGTAGAACAATTAACGGAGAGATTGGCTATGTCGGCCACATCCCATCAACTACGATGCGTGTGCGCAGATTGCGTGACGGGTACGTACAAATAATTGGACAGAAGGTTGTTTACTTCAGAAACTTCGGGGCAAAGAACCCAAACCCAATGACAACCGATCCAAGACCAAACGAGATTCTTCACTATAAAGAATACTCACCACTAAACACATTCTATGGTGTTCCAGACATTATGTCTGCAATTACCTCATTGCATGGAGACCAGTTGGCATCCCAGTACAACATTGACTATTTTGCGAATAAGGCAACACCAAGATATATCGTAACCTTAAAGGGTGCAAAGCTGTCTGGAGATGCTGAAGACAAACTGTTTAGATTCTTGCAAACAAATCTCAAGGGGCAGTCACACAGAACTCTTTACATCCCACTACCTGGCGACTCAGACACCAACAAGGTTGAGTTTAAGATGGAGCCAATCGAAAGTGGTGTACAAGAAGCATCGTTCAAGGAATATCGTACACAGAACCGTGACGATATTTTAATTGCACACCAAGTTCCTCTATCAAAGATTGGTGGTGGCGATAGCTCTGCTATTGCTGCAGCTTTGGCTCAAGACCGTACATTCAAGGAGCAGGTATCAAGACCAGCTCAGCGTAATCTTGAAAAAATGATTAACAGACTTGTTAAGGAAAAAACTGATATAATTGAATTCAAGTTCAATGAACTTACGTTGACAGACGAAATTGCACAATCGCAAATTTTGGAAAGATACGTAAAAACTCAGGTAATTACACCAAACGAGGCAAGGCAGCAGTTGGGCCTACCGCAGCGTTCAGACGGGGATGACCCATTTGAAATGACTGCTAGACAAGCTACTGACATGAGAGCAAACACTGCTCGAAATAGGCAGAGGGATACTGAGAGATCGAATAACCAGGCAGACAGTCCTGGCACGGTTGACGGAAGAAATCCACAGGGCGAAGGCCCAGCATCAGAATAAAAAAGTAACATTTTTGTAAATTTTTTATAAAAAGGTTATATAATGGATTTAGTATGACTATTTTAAAAGCTCATTGGGATACTGATGGCGATTCACTTCGCCTTTCAATGCCATTCTCAAAAGTAGATCAGGAGAGACGTATTGTCTCTGGTTTTGCTACTCTAGACAATGTTGATCGTCAAAACGATATTGTCACTTCTGAAGCCAGCATGAAGGCTTTCAAGAAATTCCGTGGTAACATCCGTGAGATGCACCAACCATCAGCTGTTGGAAAGATGGTAGACTTTAAAGAAGACAAATACTTCGATCCAGAAACTAAGAAGTTCTATCGTGGTGTTTATGTATCAGCATATGTTTCCAAGGGTGCACAGGACGCATGGGAAAAAGTTCTAGACGGAACTTACACTGGTTTCTCTATCGGTGGAAAGATGCTAAAATGGGATGATGGGTATAATGCAGAGACAGAAGATCAGATTCGTGTCATTAAGGAATATGACTTGATTGAGCTTTCTCTTGTTGATTCTCCAGCAAATCAGTTTGCTAGCATCCTTTCTGTTGAAAAGGTTGATGGCGTTGATGTTATCAAAGGTATCGATGCAGATACTGTAATTGAAAATGTTTTCTGGGATTCAAATTCTGATCTTGTCCTTCTATCAGAAGCAGATTCTGAGATCAGCCCAGTTTCTGGAGAAGTTATGCAGAATATTGGATTTGTTGAAAAAGCAGATAATGAGAAAGCTGACATGGTAAAGTTCTTAATTGATAGTGCTAAAGGCATTAGTACAGTTAAGATAGCAAAGGAGGTAAGTCCTATGACTGACGCAACAGAAGAACTCGTAGAGAAATCCGACGAGGTCGTTGAAGAAGTAGAGGTCGCTCCAGAGGCAGATGCCGAAGCTGTTGAGGCTGAGGAAGCTGAAGAGACTGAAGCCGAAGAGGCAGAGGTCGAAGAAAAAGCTGATACAGTTGATGCAGAGTCCGAAGCTGAGGTCACAAAATCAGACGAAGCCGAGGGCAACCAGGCTGAGGTTGAAAAGGCCGACGTAGCCGAGGAAGAGGTAGAGGTATCTAAGTCAGATGATGTAGCTGTAGACACAGTTGCTGAAATCAAAGACACTCTTACATCAGCCTTTAGCGATCTAACAGAAACTGTGAAGTTTTTAAACGAGCAGATTTCTGAATTGAAGAAGTCAGTTGGTGCCGTTTCTGAAGAGGTAGCTTCAACAAAGCAAAACCTATCAGAAGCAACTGAGAAGTTCAATGAGTTTGGAAAGAGAGTGGATGCTGTAGAGCAAGACACAGCTTTCCGTAAGTCTGGCGATCTTGGCGAGATCGTACAGGAGCAACCAGAAATGGTTGAAAAATCCCTATGGGGCGGTCGTTTCCTCAAAACTGCCGACTTGTTTAAATAATAAAATCACTTAGGAGGTGACAAATGTCGGAAGAGATTAAGAAGAATAATCCAGACAGTGCAGACGCTGACTCAGGCCGTTATAACGCTGAGGGTGGTTTTGCATCTGGTGGCATCGGTGGGGTAACAAACCCTGGCGCTGACACACTGGGCAACATTCCTACCGCTAGCTTTGGCGTAACTACAGGTCCAAATGCCGTAAATCCTTCGGGTGATGCAGCAAGTGGTATCCTTCGTCCAGAACAGGCTCGTCGTTTTATTGACTATGTCTGGGACGGAACAGTTCTCGCCAAAGATGGTCGTCGTGTGACTATGCGTGCAAACACAATGGAGCTTGAGAAAGTTAACGTTGGAGAGCGTGTTATTCGTGCGGCATCACAAGGTATTGGTGACTACACCAACACTGGCGCAACCTTCAGCAAGGTCGAACTTACTACAAAGAAGATTCGTCTTGACTGGGAGGTAACAGCAGAAGCACTTGAAGACAACGTTGAGGGTGCTGGTCTTGAGGACCACCTGGTTCGTTTGATGACAAATGCATTCGCAAATGACATCGAAGACCTAGCCATTAATGGTGACGGTTCAACAGGTAACTTCCTTTCGATCATGGATGGGTTCGTTAACAGAACTAAGACAAACGGTGACGCAAATGAAGCCGTTGTTACAGTTACTGACAACGCTTGGACCCCAGAGGTAATGCAGGAAATCATTCTTGCAATGCCACGTAAGTTCCGTGCTCTAAAGAACAACCTCAAGTTCTACGCTGGTACAGATGCATTCCAGGGTATCGTTAAGAACAACGGTACACTTTCTGACGCTATTGCTGAAGCATTTGCTGGACAGGTATCTGGAACTGAAGCTAACGCTCAGTCCTACCTTGACGGTGTTGGACAGACATTCGGTGGTGCTCGTACCACTCGTGTTCTAGGAATCGACGTAATGGAGGTTCCATACTACCCAGAGGGCTATGTAGACCTTACATTCCCAAGCAACCGCATCTGGGGCTTCCAGCGTGACATCACGGTTAACCGTGAGTACGTTGCGAAGAAGGACACAATCGAGTACACTGTGTTCGTCCGTTTCGGAATCCAGTGGGAAGAAGAGGATGCTATTGCCTTCGCAGATGCAGAGGCAGACGCTAGCTAATCCTAGTTAACCCAATAGATTGGGGACGGAGCGATTGCTCCGTCCCCTTTCTAATTTACTGATATAATTGTTTAAGGAGGAAATAATGCCAGGTAAAGAGCAAGCTATCAAAAACCCTGTACCAAAAAATTTTCAAAACAATACAATCACTGGTTCCAAAGGTAGTAAAAAAACTAAACAACAAGTTCTTGCCCCAGTAGCAGATGGAGCTATTGGGAGCACAGATAGGCCAATAGACACTTCTATTCAGGATAAGCCTAAAAAGGTTAAGTCTGAAAAAGAGATGGTGGCGATCTTCTCTGGAAGAAATGCCAATTGGAGTGGTGTTGGGAGAGTGTCTGTCGGATACAACATAGTGACAAGAGATGCAGCTAATGCGTGGTTAGGCAAGTCCTACATTCGTGAAGCTACACCAGAAGAAGTCGCTAGGGAATACGGAAAGTAGAAAATGGACATATTGCGAGTGCCCTCGTTGGCAACTAATGCTAGTATCACTGGACTTACTGCATCGACAGAGTATACTTATACTATTGTTGATGATGTTGATCATTCTATTACAGAAGGCACCGCAACATCTGACTCTAATGGGAAGCTGACAGTTACTCTTCCACACGAATACGACGGCTCTTACACAGTCACGGTTAATGACGAAGAACACTACTTTTCTGTTGTTAGGCCATATGTTGATCCAACGACTAAAGGCACTACCGCTTCTGAGATTGCAGAATATGCTGGGTATGAAGAGTTGGCTAGAGCAATTATTGATTCTGTCGTGGCAGATGGATTCTATTATCGTAAAAGATATATCGAAACAGTGGGCCTTGGTTCAGACTATTTGCCAGTATGGTATAAAGTTAACAAGGTTCTAAAGTTATACGAAAACAACGTATTGCTTTATGATGCAGCTAACCCAGAAGACTATGAAACATCTTATTCTCTAACTTCTGATAAGACAGCAATCATGGAGGCTAGCACAGATCATCTTAATAGGCTTGAGGGTGCAGCACTAATAATGCCATCTGGAGGTTCAGATCTTCTTGATGTTAAGTATGTCTACCGTGGATTTCCAAGATCATTCGACTACAGAATTCTTGTAACTCATGGCTACACAACAATCCCGTCAGATATTAAGAAAGCAGCAGAGCTTCTAATTGATGACATTTATTGTGGCAGACTAGAATACTTCCAAAGATATATTACTTCATACAACACAGACCAATTTAAGGTTCAGCTATCCCAGCAAGCCTTCTCTGGAACTGGTAATGTTATTGTTGATAAGATTCTGTCTAACTATGCGAGGTCATACGGAACTCTAGGAGTGCTGTAATGAGTTGCGATACTAAAGATTTTCGCTTTCCAATGCAGGCGGAAGTTTACTATCCAATTATTGAGCAGGGTGCATACGGCAATGTAGCTAAGACATGGACGTTTGATAAAGTTATTGTTGGAAACTTTGTGTATGCTGGATCAAACTATAAAGAAGAAATAGATATTAATATTGAAGTCCTAAAAGATTCTCTTCTTATTTCTAGAGTAAAAGATGACATTAGAAAGAGTTCTTTTGATGAAACGTTTGGTCTTACGAACATTATTTTGACTAACATTAAAGACAAAAACTGTAATGAAATTTATGTTGAGTCTGATGGCCCAAGGGTAGGGAAGTCAACTCTCTTTGAGATTGCTACTTTTCAACCATTTGTTGGACCATTTGGTAGCGTAGAGTATTACAAAATGATACTTAGAAGATCTGAGAATCAGGGGTTTGATGTATGATTAGCGTAACCTTTGATCGTAACGGATTATTCAATAAGCAGATGAGAAATCTCGTTGACTATTCTTTTGGCTTCATTGAGGGTGTAGAAAGAGGCAAGACACTATTCTTTGCACAGCTTGGTGAGGGCACAAAAGAAATTCTAGAACAGTTTATAGATTCTTCTGCTAGGCAAAATCCAGAAGCCTTGCACCACGTTTATGAGTGGTATCAGACTGGAAGCCCAGAGGGTAGGCTTTTTGATATTGACTACACAATCAGCAACCTCGGTCTTTCTATGATGTCTACCTTTAGACAATCAACATCTATTCGTAATGGGTCTACCGTTCCTTTTTATAATAAGGCAAGGGTAATGGAAGCTGGAATTTCTGTAAGAATTTCACCAACCAACGCCGAGAGACTTGTATTTGATATTGACGGCAATACTATTGCTACACCAAATACTGTTACTGTAGACAATCCTGGTGGATCGTATGTGCAGGGTAGCTTCGGTGCTACTTTTGAGCTGTTCGTAAATAAATACTTTACCCAGGCAATACTTCAAACAACTGGATTGAATAAAAGATTCGGCAATGTTGTCACATATAACAAAAATCTACAAGCTGGTCTTAAGGTTGGTAGAAGTGCTGGTGTTGCTGCTGGCTATAGATGGATTACTAGCATGGGAGTAGATAGATAATGGCTATAACTTATCCACCAGTTTTGATTAACGAATACCTTGCCGAAAAGGTCCCACAGAGATTGGCTGGTAAATTTAAGGGTGCATTTAAATTTTTCCCAACAATGCCAACAGACATTAACGCACTCGTAAAATCAAACCCCTCTATGGCCAATGATGTCTTCGGAGTATATGACAGAATGTTCAGGCTTAATAGACAAGCTTTCCCACACGTAAAGTGTGAGCAGATGATGCTTTACTTATACAAGATGAATAGTGATCCAGAATTATTGCTAGAGACAACACAGGTTATTCAAGATCTTCTAGATAGAAAAGATGAGTCTGCTCAAGAGGTTAATGCCTGGATATCAGAAAACACAAACAATGCTGGGATGGTAGTCCTCGGCAGCGGTAGACTACAAAGAACATTTAAGCCAGTATTCTTTCATGAAATGAATCTCTTTTCTCTGGAAGAATCAAGAGACATCGTATCACAACAAACCAATAGAACTTTTATTGCTACAAAGTTAATTATTAATTATGACTACCATGTTCACGATTATTCATAAATGGTGTATATAATAGTAATGAGGAAACACGCCCATATTTCATTATAGAAAATGAGGTGAAAAATTATGGCATATTCTCGTGGTCAAAGTACCAACATTATCGTTGGTGCAGCTGCGCTATTCACTTACGAGGACGGTACGCTGATTGATGACTCTCTTCCAGCATTGGATGAGGATGTTTCTTACAAGACAACATTGTCAACAGCACCAAACACCGACGCCTTCCGTAACGTTGGATACACCATGAACGGTCTTGAGATCGTTTTCCAGCCAGACTTCGGTGAGGTCCAGGTAGACCAGGTTTTGGACGTTGCTAAGCTTTACAAGCAGGGAATGCAGGTTAACCTTAACACTGCTTTCGCTGAGGCAACACTCGAAAACCTTCTATTCTCACTAGCTGGTAAAGAAGCCGACATCGATGCAAATGGTTCTTCCACTGCTGACGATTTCGACAACACAAAGTGGGCTGGAAACAAGGTATTGAACATGTCTGCTGGTGACATCGGTGAATGTCCAGTAGAACGTGGTTTGGTAGCCATTGGTCCAGGTACAGGTAACTGTGCAGCTTCAGAATCCATCGAGCGCATCTACGTTGCATACCGTGCACTCTCTATCGAGAGCGTTACAGTTTCTGCAAAGCGTGATGAGCCTACTATGTACGAGGTATCGTTCCGCCTTCTTCCAGATGATGACACAGCATCATATGGTAAGATCGTTGACCGTACACTATCTCTAATTTCATAGTCTAACTAAACACATAATACAGCCCAGGGCCTTGCTCTGGGCTGTATTGTTTTGGTACAATGTATTAATGGTAAAAAGAGTTTTTGAGACTGGATATATTAATCTTATTGATGGCACCCTTGTACAGATGGGTCCACTTAAGATTAAGTTCTATGTAGAGTTCATGTCTTATTTTAATCTAATCAAATTTGCCAAGGGTGATTTTGAGGCTATCTCTGTTCTTTCTGAGTGTGCTACTGTTTGCATGAAGCAGCACTACCCCGTTGTTCAAACGAGGGCAGATCTAGAAGAGCTTGTAGATATGCCAACCATATACAAAATTCTAGATCTTTGCTCTGGTATTAAAATTAATCCAGATAAAGAAGAAAACATAGAAAGTCAGGCTAAAGATAATGCAGAGAAGCAGGGGTCTTGGGAAGACTTTGATCTAGTTGGCTTAGAGGCAGAAGCATTCCTTGTTGGTAGCTGGAAAAGCTTTGATGATCTAGAATCTTCTATCACTATGCCCGAACTTATAAAGATAATAGAAACCAAAAGAGAAATAGAAAATAATCAAAGAAAGTTTGACGCTGCACTACAAGGTGTTGACCTAGAAAAAGAAGAAAACAATGGTCGTGATCCTTGGGAAGAAATGAAGGCCAGAGTCTTCAGCGGTGGACAAAGTAGTGATCCAGATGATATACTTTCACTACAAGGACAAAACGCAGCAAAGGCTGGTTTTGGTATTGGTATGGGTCTTTCTTACGAACGGGTAGATCGCAAGAAAGACTAGTTTGTGTTATAATTGTATAGTCTCAAAAGGAGAGAAAAAAATAATGGCAACAAATGTAAATGAAGAAAAAACCGTAAAACTAATCGACGGTCAGGAGATTTCCCTTCGACCACTAAAAATTTCACTACTTAGACCATTCATGCAAAAGTTTGAGCAGATTCAAGAGGTGGTAAACGATAATGAGAAATCAATGAGTATTCTTATGGAGTGCGTACAGATTGCTATGAAGCAGTACAAGCCTGAACTAGCTGAAGATCTGACTGCACTTGAAGAGATTGTCGATCTACCAACGGTATATCGAATTGTAGAGGAAGCATCTGGAGCTAGAGTCTCCGAAGGTAGCCTCATTAATATGCAATAGGAGAGTGCCCGTAGATGGCTGACGCACAAGCCAATATTAACGTTAACCTTAATACCTCTGAGGCGTTAGCCAGTCTACGTACTTTGCAGGCTCAGATTTCCACGTTCCATCAAACGATGGCAAAGGGAAATGCGACTGCCCTTGCTGATTCTGCTGCAATGCAGAGAAATCTTATCAATAGCATTAATGCTACTGGTAAGTTTTCTGCTACTATGCGAACAGTTTCTACCACAACTGAATCGTTTACTCGTGCACTAGAAACAAACAAGCTCTCTATGAGAGAGTATTTCAGGTATGCTGGCGGTGCTTCTAAAACATTCGGAAGAATGTTTAGGTCAGAGTTTGATACGATCAATAAGGTTGCCCGTGAAAGAGTAAAGACTCTTCAGACTCAGTATATTAAAATGGGTCGTGATGCCAGCGGTGCAATGAAAGCAATGGCTGTTAGGCCATTAGCACTAGACTTAGATAATCTTGCCACTAAGACTGCTATTGCTGCTCAAAGACAGCAATTGTTTAATCAGTTGCTAAGACAGGGTTCTACAAACCTTCTAAACTTTGGTAAGAACACCCAGTGGGCTGGTCGTCAGCTTATGGTTGGTTTCACCGTCCCTCTTACTATCTTTGGTACGGTTGCTGCTAAAACATTCATGGACCTAGAAGAACAGGCTATTAGGTTTAAGCGTGTTTACGGTGAGCTATTTACTACCCAGGCTGAGACAGATCAAATGCTTGAGCAGCTGCAAACACTTGGTAGAGAGTTCACAAAATATGGCGTAGCTCTTAAAGACACCATGGAGATGGCAGCTGATGCTGCGGCTATGGGTAAGATGGGTGCAGATCTTCTTGCGCAGGTAGGCGAAGCATCCAAGCTAGCTGTCCTTGGTGGGGTAGAGCAAGAAAAAGCACTAGAAACAACTATTTCTCTAACTAACGCATTTGGTGTAGCTGCAGATGATTTGTCAAATAAAATTGACTTCTTAAACGCAGTTGAAAACCAAACTGTTGTTAGCATTGAAGATCTTACCACGGCTATTCCAAAAGCTGGTCCAGTAGTCAAACAGCTTGGTGGAGATGTTGAGGATCTCGCATTCTTCCTTACCGCCATGAAAGAGGGTGGAATTAATGCATCAGAGGGTGCTAACGCTCTAAAGTCTGGTTTGGCAAGGATTATTAATCCAACAGATCGAGCATCAGAAATGCTTGCTGGGCTTGGTATTAACATTAACGGAATTGTAGAAGGTAATGCTGGCGACGTAAAGGGGACTATTGTTGAACTGGCAACTGCCCTAGACACTCTAGACCCTCTCAATAAAGCAAGAGCTATTGAAGAACTATTCGGTAAGTTCCAGTTTGCTAGAATTTCAACTTTGATGCAAAACGTAATTGGCGAGGGTACACAGGCACAGCGTGTTCTACAACTAACTCAGGCAAGCACTGAAGAGCTTGCAATCCTAACTGAGCGAGAGCTTAAGCGAGTAGAGGATTCACCACTTTATAAGTTTAAGCAAGCTTTTGAAGACTTAAAGATTTCTTTGATCCCAATTGGTGAAGCATTCCTTAAAGCAGTGACACCTATTATTGAGTTTGGTGCTAGGCTGCTAGATAAGTTTGATGCAATGAATGATGGAGCTAAAAGCTTTGTTGTTGCACTTGTTGCTGGGCTAGGCGTTATTGCCCCGACTCTTCTTATGACCGTTGGTCTTGTTGGTAACGGTGTCGCCAACCTAATCAAATTCTTTAGCTGGATGAGTCAAATAGGCAAATCGAGTGCCAATATGACAGAGCTTGGCATGTCTACTCAGTATATGACTCAGGAACAGCTTGAAGCTAATGCTGTTGCTTCTTCGCTAAATCAGACACACACTACTCTTAGGCAAACATTTACTTCTGAGGCAGCAGCTGTTAATGCACTGACCTTATCATACAATAAAGCAATTGCCGCACAAAGAGCATTGCTGGCAAGTGGTGGCGGAGCTAAGGTAGCTAGGGGAGCTAAGCCAGCTGGCATGGCAACGGGTGGTATCGTAAAGAAGTATGCTAAGGGCGTTACGATGGTCCCTGGTCCAAAGGGGGCTGGTGACGTTGTTCCAGCTATGCTTTCTCCAGGGGAAGCTGTTATTCCAGTTGAAGAAACTAAGAGATATTTTCCACTAATTCAAGCAATGATTGCTGGAGCTATCCCTGGCTTTGCTAATGGTTTTGATGGAGATTACACTAAACTAGCTCAACATCTTGCTGGAAGAAAAACAAATATTACAGCAATGCGAGACTACCTTGCTACTAGCGGTTTAAGTAAGGATTTTTTAAATCAGCTCGCTAACAGTAAGGCTGGATCTGTAACAAAAATTGGAGATTTGCAAAAGCTAACAAGCAGCTTCATGAAGTCATCTGGCAGCATGGATTTTTCTCACACAAGATCTGCCACAAGAATTAGTCTTTCCGATGCTTCAAAGTTTAGTGGTGCTGCTGGTGCAAGAGCACAAGAAATGATAAAGGCTGGTGGAACAACTGAAACAACTAACCCAAGAATCTACTCTTCTTGGGGTTTCATGGGCGATAGAGATTTAAATAAAGCATCTGGATCACTGGGTGGTGCAAATCTATCGGCCTATGCTGCTGCAACTAAGAATGTTACACCAGAGCAAATGTGGGGTCGTGCGTTCCAAGCTGGCGGTGCAGACATATTTGGTAAAGATTCTCCAGCCATGAAGGCTTTTGGAAAAGCTTTTCAAGGAGAAATGGATAAAGCTGCAAAAACTTTTGAAAAGGTTTTTGACACAGATGCAAGACTGAATAAAGCTCTTGAGAGAAATCCAGCTCTTAAGGCAACAAGCCTAGAAGATATTGAGCGTAAAGCAATGCAAAGGCTTCCAGCTCAGTATAAGGCACAGGTTGCTGGAGTTCAGGCAAAAGCTTTACAAACTCCAGCCCCAGGTGCAACTGCAGTTAAGTTTAACCCTACAGCCGAGTTGAGACAGCAGCTTGCAAAACTATTTCCAAAGGAAAGCAAGTATGTTAGACAGGGTGGGTCTGGAAAGCTTGTTACTGGCGGAATGGCTCTGGGTGTAAATAAATCAGACAGGACTTTGTTTGGAAAGCTAATTGCTAAAGATCTCAATGTTAGAGAAGAAGCCATTGCTGCTCAAGAGGAAGATACAAAGGTTGTTAGAAAAGGGACTGAGCAGAAAAAGGATACTGGAAAGAAGGCTGTTAAGGCTAGCAAGGCATCTGCTAAGGCTGCTCAGACTAGAGTCGTTGATGGTAGAGAGCAGGTTTTCCGAGGCGGTAAATGGGTTGATAAAGTAAGAAGCGACGCTGCACAAAGAGCAAATCAAGAAAGGGCTGCAAGGACACAAGAAGCAGATCAGAAGAGAGAAGCTCGTAATGCTAGAAGAAGAGAGCTTTATGCCCAAAGAAAGGCTGCACAGCAAGTTCCAGCCCCAGATGCTGCAGAACAAAGAAGAGCACCTGGCATGGGCGGCGGTGGCAGGATGGGTATCGGTATGGCTGTTTCTTCAGCTGCTATTGCTGCTTCAATGGCTCCTGGTAAGGTTGGAGAAGTAGGTCAATCTCTTATTATGCCAGCTATTGTTGCTAGCTCATTGTTAATGCTACCGCCAAAAATTATGGTAGTTGTTGGTGCACTATCTCTTGCTGGATTCTCTATTTATAAAATGGTTGATGCTTTTAAGAGTGCATCAAAAGAAGCTATGACTTTGGCAGAAGAGCTTGGGGTAGGTTCTAAGTCTATGGATAGACTGTCAGAGTTTGCTGGAAATGTTACAGCCAGTCAAATTATGAACAAGAGAAGGGCAGAAGGCTTTGCCCCATATCAGATTCAACCAGGTAAGCAAACATTTGGTTCAGCCTTCTTGGGATCTGAAGCTGGAACAGAACTAAAAGATTCTATATCTAAAGCACTTGAGTCACAAGATCTACAGGCAGTACAACAACAAATTGTTAATCAGATGACAACTGCTATTGCTACTGGAGCACTTAACGCAGCACAGGCAAGAAGCATAGTTTATGAGCTTGGTAAAGAGCTAGGCGATTATTCTTTTGCTATCAATGTTAATGGTAAACTAACTCAGCTAATTGGGCCTAACGGAGAGAATTTGCTTAATGACCCGCTTGGCGTAAGGCTTGAGATCATGCAAGAGTCTGTTGATGCAGTAGAAAGCTCATTTGAGGCAATCGACGCATCAGGAGTCGGAGCTAGGCTTGGAACAAAGATAGGTCTCGGTGCGGCTGCAACTGTGGCTGGCGTTTGGGGCGGAGCAGCGATTGGAGCTAAAATTGGTGCTGCTGTTGGAACTGCCATCACCCCAGGAATTGGAACAGCCATCGGAGTGCTTGCTGGTGCAGCTCTAGGGGTTGGTGTAACCGCAGCTATTAGCGTAGCTGATTTTGAAAAGATTGGAAACCTTTCTGGTGCCGCTATTGCTAACTCCGTAATGCTTGTTCAGCAAAGGCAGGATATTCTTGATTCTCTTGATATTGAGTATGAAAAGAGAATTGCGGCAGCGACAGCGGCGGGGGATACTGCTGAAGCAGATAGGTTAACCAACCAATACCTTGAGGAAAGACAGCAGTTCCTTGAACAAACTGGTCAAGCAATTAGCGATGTAGCTTCTCAGATTGCCAATGCCCCGTCATTCCTCGGCCTGTTTGGGGAAAAGCCAGCAATGCTTGATGCACTAAATGATGCAATTAAGATGGCCTATGAAGATAACCCACTTGCTCAAATGATGGCCATGGGTGTTCAAGAACAAATCAAAGACATTGACTTTGGAGCAACAGAAAGAGAAGTAACCCTTTCTCTACTTCTTGCTTCAAAGGATATTGACCCAGCAGCACTTAGCGGCTTTTTAGCAACATTCGGCGGTGACACTGCAACAATAGATACTTTTATTGACATTACAACCAACCTCGGTGGTGCAGAGGGTGGCAGAGTTCTTCAGGTAATGAATCTTTTTGAAGATGATGTCAATAAGACTCAGTTCCTTGCAGATGTAAAAGCTAGGGGTGCAAATGCAGCTGGATTCTTGGATGCATTCCAGCAGATTGCTCAGACAGCAGCGGGTGGTCAGGTAGACCTTCAAGCTTCCCTTGATTTCTATCTAAATAATCCAGAACTTCTTCAAGATTACGAACAAGATATGCAAAGGCTTAGAGCACAGGCAGCAGCAGGACCAATATCTCAGGACTTTATTATTAACTATATTGGAGAAAACGTTGCGGATATTATTGCCACAGATCAGGCATATTTTGATTCCCTTGACCCAGTTCAGCAGGTAACGTATATTCAAACTGTTAGAACCATTTATGAAACATATGGAGAAAACTTTAGAGAAACTCCAGCCTTTGTTTCTTGGAGAAGAAGCCAGCCTTCTAGTGTTCCAGATGAAGGATTCTTTACCCAGTCAGCTAATCAGCTGACACAGGCACCAGCCCTAGCACCTGGAGGAGCAGAAGAGCTTGCCCCAGAACCACAGGGCGGAGGCTCAAAAGATCAGTCTAGCATTCTTGACGATGTTCTCAAGAAACTTCGTGATTATAGAGATCTTCAGGTAGGTATTCTAAAGGGCTGGAAGAATATTTCTACTAAGCTTGAAGAGCTTTTTGGTGGAGATGCTGGTATTTCTGGATTCCGTGGACTCTCACAACAGATGAGAGATATTGGACTCGGTGAAAATTTCATTGAGATGATTGTTGGAATGAGTCCAGAAGACTACGAGAAGTATAAGGACTCTTTGTTTGTATTTGATGACAAGGGTAATCTTGCTGGCATTACCACAGAAGCTAGAGCATTAGCTAAAGCATTAGATGCGATCACTCTTGGAGAGTTCCAAAACGAACAAGAATCAACCCTTATTAGTATGCAAAAGCAGGTTGCTGCAGCTAGAAAACTTGTTTCTGCTGGACTTGACTGGTCACAAGCTTACGAGATGGCTGCAGATGCAGGACTTGCCGCTGCTATTGTTGCGGAGCAAAATCTCAATAATATTCGTGAACTCGTAAATCTTGTTAGGCAAACAGAGAGAATGACTGCAGATCAGGCTGCAGCTTCGGCAGTAGCTACAGCTAATTCTGCAACAGCTAATCTTCGTAAAGTGCAAGAATTTATTGCCAAGAATTCTTCAGCATTGACAGATCGTCAAAAAGAAGCAATTCTGAACGATGAAGATCTTCAAAGACTTGTTCTGAATCCATCAATCAATCCTGAAGTTTTGAGACAAGCTCTTAGAGATGCAGAAAATGCTGCACAGCTTGATCTCGAAATCAAGAAAATGACTTTCACTGGTTTGCAGGAAATCTTCACAGATGGCTTTGGCAAGGCGATGGAAGCTTTCGCTGCCAAAGAGCAGCAAATTGATATTGATTTCCAATTTTCGACTGCCTCTGACCAGGCTATTATTCAGGCAGCAGAAAGGCAGATATCAGACATTAGATATCTCGTTGATGATCTTGAGGCAGATCTTACTCGCATTAGATATCAAGAAGATGAAATCAATAAGAGGTATAAGGATAGGCTGGATGCTCTTAATGAGGTTGCCGATATTAATGAGAAGCTTTCTGCACAGCAAGAGGCACAGCTAACCGTAGCCGATGCTCTGTCCCGTGGTGATATTTCTGCTGCCGCAAGAGCAGCTCAAGAATATAGGCAACAACTTGCACAAGATAATGCTACTCAGCAAAGAGATGACCTTACACGTCAAAAAGATATTGAGCTTGCAGCTGTGCGTGGACAGATGGGTATGTCTAGGTCACAAATTGAGGCACAGATCCTTGAATATCAGAAGCAAATCCTTGAAATTGAAGAGTCTCAGCTTGAGCCAGCACAGCAAAGAGTTACCCTTGCCGAAAGACTTAAGATGGATGCCATCGCTAGCCTTGAGATTCTTGGTAAGACAAGGCTTGAGTGGGAGGCTGTTAAGAACAGGGTAGACTTAGCAGTAACCAGCAGCGAAGATTATATTAACGCTATGAGGGAAGCTCTTGGTGTAGTTCAGGATATTGTTACATATTGGGATAGTATTGATAATCAGTCTAATAAAGATTTGTTTGTCAACGTAAGAATGAACACTCAAGAGTTTGATAACCTTCCGATACCTCTTGCTGATGGGGCACAGCCTCTCTCCGATTCAAGCGGCAGCGGCAGTGCAACACCAGAGCCAGAGCCAGTGGTGACTCCACCAGCTTCTGCCGTAAATGTTAGCACATCAAGAGATTCTGTTTCTATTTCTAGCAGTTTGCAGGAAGAAGAGGGAGCGATCGAGGGATGGTTTAATAACCTTACAAACCAAGGATGGTTTAAGAGTCTTCAGGCTATCGGAATTGTCTTTGGACAAAAGGTACAAGAAGGATTTACAAATATCGGTGAGACTATAGATCAAAATATCATTCAGCCAATAAAAGATAAGTGGAATGAATTTGCAACTTGGGTTGATACAAATGTGATTCA